TCACATTTTGAAATTTTGTCAAGAGGATAGAAATATGAATGCAGATGAACAGATTAGAGCTATCAGAAAATCAAAAGGTATGACACAACAGGAATTTGCAGCCTTTATGGAAGTGTCATCAAGTTCTATAGCAAATATCGAAAATGGAACTCGCGAAATCTCAAAAGCGATGATGAAATCAATAGTCGAAAAATGTGGTGTCAACGCCCATTGGCTTCTTACAGGCGAAGGGGAAATGTTCACAAAGACTGAATCAGAAAAGGTTCCCTGCGTAAAGGATGTAATGGTGCCGGTTCTGAGCCAGAAGGCTTCGTGCGGCCCTGGCGTAGAATGGAACAGTGAGCAGAACATCACCGAATACATCAGCCTTGCCTCGCTGTCTCCGGCACTTTCGGGCAATGTGTACGGCTTCCGCGTGGCAGGAACTTCAATGCTGGGAGCTGGCATAAAAGACGGCGACATCGTAATCTTTGACGCAAGCCCAGACCAGAACCTCACCGACGGCATCTACGTTTTCAGCCTTGACGGCGACGCCTACTGCAAGCGCCTTGAGTTCGACCGCCTGGCAAACCGCATCAAAATCTACAGCGTGCGCGTTGCCGACCTCGAAAAAGCCGAACTTCTGCGCACCCTAGACAGCACCGACGCAGGCTTCGCCGAACGCTTCCAGCTCTTCGGCAAAGTGTTCAGCTGGGTACATCTGGCAAAATAGCAGCGCATAAAAACGCCCCGGAAGGATTCACTTCCGGGGCGTGTGCTACTTAAGCAGCGATTCAATTATAAATCTGGAAAAACTTTTACCGCTTTGTTCGGCAAGTTTTTTCAGAGCTTCAATTTCTTCAGGAGATCCAGAAATAGAAGCTGTCTTGAAGATGGTTTTTCTTCCAAGTTCGGTTCCTTTGTTTGGGCTTCCTTTTGGCCGCCCACCACCTTCTCTATATCCACCTCTAGGCATAAGCTACCCCTTTATCAAGCGTGTAATAAAATCCAGAATATTAACAATAAGAATTGCTAAAAGAATGATGTTCAGTCTTTTAGTTTCTGAACTGTCTTTTTTGTTTTCGTCTTCTTTCATGTTGACACCTCTCATAGTTTGATTTAGTATGAGCGTAAACAAGGGGGCAACGCCCCCAAGGTCTTACTTCCTGAGAAGTTCGACAAGCCACTTTATGAACTCGAAAATCAGCGCGGCAATTGCTATCTTTTCGGTGTTCGTCAGTGGCTTTTTCTTTTTACGCTTTCGCATAACTTAACCTCCTGATGTTTTTAATATATATCATAATAGGTAAATTGTCAATAACAGAATAACAAAAAAGAAATAAAAATTCTTAATAATATAAAAAGTGCCGAAAATCCAAAAAACACGTTAAAACAGCCTATTTTGCCCTCGGTTGGCAAATTACCCATTTTTCCCCAGAAAACGCGTTAAAACCGTTTAATTTTCGTTTAATCGGGCATGTTTTTTGGAAAGTGCACACCCCACAATGCCGATATTGAAGAAAGATCCGGAAAAGTGTATTATAAAGCACTTTTCAGTAACACTTTTTTTTACTGTGTGTTATAATAAAAGGATGCGGTAAAAAAATCTGCGAAGAACATTTTTGAGGGGAAAGGAGGCTGCTATGGATGATATCAATATCAAGGACTTACAGAAAGAAATGAAATCTCTTGGAATTATCAACATTGAAGCTGACGGAGAATTATCGCCATCCCTGCTTAAAGATGCCGTAGAAGCCGTAAAGGAAACTGCTCTTGATTTTAAGGCTCTTTCTGCTAAATCACAGGAACTGGCGGCTACTGCACAATGACAACAAATGTTGATGATAAGAACACAGCTTGGGCATTAAAAACTTTTCGTCCACTTTTGAAGGCTCTGAAATTACAGGAAGTAAAGTCAGAGCCTTTTACAGTTTTTGCCTCTGGATTCAAAATCTTTAACCGATACAATATGGCAAACTGTGTTATTGTCGTAAAAACAAAAGAGTTCACAAACAAGGATGACAGGGGAATCTTTATCTGGCAATATGATGAGGAAACAAACTTCTATGCACTGCATATTGTTTTGAATAAGGTTCTGTATGATACAAACGATATTGAAACGAGAATAAGACGTAAAGCAACCGGCGTTCATGAGTTTACTCATTGTGTAGCTTCAATGATGATTTTTTCACGTTTGCAATCAAAGGTTTTAAGAAATACGCTTCAAGAAAGAATGTCTAAGAAGATACATTCTCTTGATAAAGTGGGCTTAGAGCTGTTGTTTAAAGAACTTACAATGTCCTATGAAGACAGATTGAAAAATAATGTTGTTACATTTCCAGACGATCATTTTAGAATTATTGGAGACGATTTTTCTGGAACATATGATGAACTTTCAAGAAACCTTCTTTTGTCATACGAATTATTTTGTGAAGAAGAATTCTTTAATTCTAATAAACAAAAAGCATTCCATGAATACTTAAAGCAAGGAAAACGGGAAGATGCAATAAAATTGTTGGTCTCTGTTATTAAGCCATTATCCGAAAAGAAAGCGTTAAGCCAGCATTTTATAATACAACGAATTAATGAAGAATTCTTTAGTAAAATCCTATAGTACTTACCGCCCCGCAAAACACTTGCGGGGCTTTTTTACATCTCAATTACGAAGCATTAAAATTCATAAATACAGCTAGCCATGTTACATCGCCGACTCCGGCAACAGTGAATGAAGAGCCATCGGATGCAATATTGATCGGGCAAACATAATTAGTATGGTTATATGCACTTACCTGAAGGGAACAAAGTTGCCAGCTGGCAGAAGAGTCTTTGTCTCTGCTGAAAAACGGTGCAGGAACCGAAACTGTCTGTCCGCCGGAACTTTTTCCGCCGCAGATAAACAAGGGCCCTATATCAGCCTGGAACTCACCGTTGTAAGATGTTCCAGCAAAATAGGTTACACCCCTACCGCAAGTTGGAAACATGTAATTGGTGCCGGGATAATTAACCTTAAAACAATTTTTCCGTGTGGAATTGTTTGTTCCTGCGACAAACTCAACTCCTCCGGCAGAAGGAAACGAAGCCGTAAAACCACGAATATTGCCGTTGTTGTAACGTCTGATAACATCTGGATAGATTTCCAACCTGCCTTTTACGCCGCTTATCTCTCCGTTGTCAGAATCGTAAAGAAATATACTCCCGTTAAGACCACCCTTGCCGGCATAAAGATTTAAGCTACCAAAAACTGCCTCAGAAGCAATTACCTCATCGATGTTCAGCTCGGACATATCCGTGACTCCTTCATCCCCCATAAATGTATGCATTTTCAGGGCAAAGGCTCCGGTCGCGCGTTTGTTCAAAGCTTTAACGTCATCCCAGTTCTGAGTTTTTAAAATACCCACAGAATTCTTTAAGACAATTTCTTTTGTGAAGATTTTATTAATAAATGCAGCCGCAAATTGCCCGATTGCAGTGTTGTCTGCCAGAGAGTAGTCCATAAGGTCAAAGGCGGCAGCATTATACAGATGGGCTGTCTCGTCCGTGTATTCCGTTACTTCCTGCCACTTGCCGTTTTTGAGCCATCTGAGTTTTTGCATTGATGAGTCTACATACCAATCACGATCCTTTGCATAAGACGGAGCGGAATCGCGCTTGCCCAAATAATGCGGCTGATAAGCAGTGACAGTTCCGTTCTGCAAGTTATTCTGCAAGTCGGAAATATTATCACTGACAATTTTAATCTTTTGATCGGTGTAATTATTTGCAGAGTCTTCTACGCCATTAAGTATCTGCTGAAAGTTTGCAGAAAAAGGCATATCTTCCTGCTGAAGATCATTAAGAGCAATGATGTAGCGGAAATTATTTCTGTCAGTAATCGGAACCCATTTTTCGTCCTGACACAAGTATATTGTTCCTCGTTCAGCTTTGAGCTGGCAAGACAGATATTTTCCTCCGATCAGTCTGAGCTTACTTTCATTAACAAGACTAATAACACCGGCCGGATAAATGAAATCTGCACTTGCAAGAAAGAACTGTCCGTTTTTTGCATTTTCAGGCACAAAAGAAAGAGGACCTAAATATTGAATGCTGTCTCCTGAATCTCCTTTTACGCCAAGAAGAACTACAGGGTCGCTTACATTCTGTTGTCCATTAGTGAAAGTTGTTACAATTCTTGACCATGAGAATTTAGCTGGATCATATTCCGGGGCTGTTGTTGTCCAGCCGGATGTCGGCGGAGTTACTGCATTATTACCCTGTGCGTACTGAACGTCAACAGACGCAATTCCTACTCCGTCAAGGGCGGTTGCCAGAATAGGAGACGTATAAGTAACATCTCCAGAATTATATAGAATCTTACTACGGGTCCATAGGTACTTTCCGTGCTCCCACTGAGGAGCTGTTGACTGCCATTGTCCGTCCACCTGTTCTGTTGATGAAGAGGACAGATAATACTGTTCTGCAATTGAGCTTAGACTTTTGGCTATAACTTGCTGCTCAGAAAAACGAGAATAAATGCTCGAGAAAGATTTGTAGGTGGAACTTTCCACTACAACATCTCCGTAAGTAACAAGTACAGTTTTATAAAGTTCCGTTTTATCTTCGTATTCGCAACTGATTACATAGGCATTACCGTGAAATCCGCTGATTCCGCTATTAATTGAAACGCGGGTTCCAACTAGAAGACCGAAGTCTGTCCGGCAAGTAATCCTGTACTTGCCACCTACAACAAAACGAGAAAGAAACGCTGCAAGGTTTCGCGCAGCTTCTGAGGTGTAAACAAATTCTGTCTGGTACTCGTAAGGTTTCTGGTTAGTTCCGTAAGTAACCGTAATATTGTCAGAGCGATAATATGCATCTGCTACTATTGCGAGCTGATATAGCTTTGCGTCCGTGGAACCGTCGTTGCGCAGTCGAACGCTTGCCTGTTTAGATCCGTAATCGGTTCGGTTGATTGTAATTTCACCTTCCCAGTCCGGACGGACCCGGTGATTTTCAGTGTAGACAAGCTGCGTTTTGGTTGTCCGCTGATATTTAACTTCGCCGTTGTAGAGGCGGTAAGAGTCAGCATAACCGTTCTCGAAGCTCTGATGAACGACACCGTCCCTTGATTCGTTGGTTGGATCTGAATCATATGGGTAATACTGCCCCGGAAGAATGGTTATAGGAATTACCTTATTGTCGTCGTCAAGTCCGTTGCCTTCCCAGTACACCTGTTCGTTCTGCTTTTTAATAAGTTCGTTATAAGTTACGGTTACACCGGTGTACTTTTTGGAAGTCCGTGAAAAATCAACTTCTGACATCATATCGTTTTCTGTAAGGGTTACGGTTGGATTTCCGTTGTCATTAAGGTTTAAAAAAACAACTTCTCCAAAACCATTAAAATAAAAAGTAAAACCATATTGAAACAGCAGATTATTTAAAACTTCAAGCCACTGCTTGTTTGTGTTCACAACAAAAGCTGGAACAATTACATTTTGCATCTGATCTATTGAGTCTGTGTAAGATGCCCCACAAGCTGTGCAAACATCAGAAGCAATCTGCTTGAGACTTTTTCCGATGCGGGCAAATTCTGCTGTAGTCTTGCGATCGAAGAGTTGTGTATTGTCTGCAATTGTAACCGTAAAACTATCCATAGGCATAGGGCGTCCTTTGTCCTGCCATTGATAGTCATTGTTTATTGTTCCCGTGAAAACTGGAGTTTCACCGTCATAAACAACGGCATTCAAAACCTCATGATTCAAAAGAAATTCTATTCGCTCTGCATCATAGGCAAATCTGAATGTGCAGAGCAATTCCTGGTGCTGGAGATTCTCATTGATTGCCGGAAGAGGAAGCGCGAAATCTTCAAGAGGGTCAAAATCCATGGTCTGATCTGTACCTGGTACTGTAACTGCTATCTGTATCATGCTGTTGCTCCTGGGAATGGTGAATATTTGTGTTGCTGTATTCCGGCGGCAATGCCTTTGTAGACGGAATCTATAAGTTGATTTTCTGTAACAACAGAACCTTCAATTCTCACATTAACCACAATAGAATTGTTGTCTTGAGCCGATGATTTTGATTTGCGTCCTGACAAAGTAAGTTCGCCGGAACGAATTCCTTCGGCAAAAGTTTTAGGTACGATTGTCTCTCCTTTGTGTACCACGGCAACTTGATCTCTTTCAATTTTCGGAGAACCAACATCAAACCAGCCTGCTTTGTGACCATACCACAACAAGGCTATCTCTTGCTGATGTTTTTGAACGGCAGCTGCATTTGCCGCAGCTATTTCGGATTCCTGCGCTTTTTGCAGGTCGTATGTTTTTTCGGCTGTCTCAGCTGAGGCTTGCTGTGCCTGACTTTCATATTCTGAACGGCTTATGAGTCCAAGTTCATATCTTGATTCAAGTGCCTTGAGTTTTGAGTTTAAAAGTTCGTCAACAGAATCGATAAGCCGCTGATATTTTTTTTCAATCAGATATTTCTGTTTTTCAACTTCTTCTTCTATGACTTTGGTCAGATACTGCAGGACAACGCTGAATTTATCCGCATTGTCACCGATACGGTCAAACTTCTTGATATTGACACCCGGAATTGTATTAACAACGTCTATTACCTTGTTAATTGTGTCGATAATCATATTACCTATTGGCGTAATTACTTTTTCATAGAACCAATTAAAAGAATTTGCAACCGCTTCACATGCGGCCACTAAAAGCTTGAAGACCCAAACCCATTTGGAGAACATAAGCAAAATCTTAACGATTGTAAGCCAAATCTTAAGGAACTGTCCGATTACATCTCCAAGAGCTTCAAGGTATTCTGCAATCGGCTCGAGAATCGAATTAACTATCGGACCAATAATTTCTACGACTCGGTTAACAATAGTGCCGAACATGCCGAAAACTTTTTGTACGTTTTCAAGCTTCATAAGAGCCTGTACAAGAGCAAGAACGATAGACGCGATTGGACCGCCCATGGAACCAAGTGCAGAAGATGCGGATGCGGCAGATCTTGCAAGACCTGATGCCGATTCTGCGGCGGAAGCAACTGAAGATGATGCAGAGGTAAAAGATGACATAAGTTCCCCTAAGTCTGTTCCGGCTACTTGTGCATACATCTTGTTTCCAACATATGAAGATACATCTTCTATTGTGCCTGACCCTGAATCAAGCTTATTTCGGGCAAGAGCGGCACGGTATTCAGCTTCTTCTTTGATGTTTTTCATCCGGGTATCATGTTCAGACATTACCAATGCCCTGGCTTCTTTGGCATATTTGACACGCAAGGAGGCTTCTGCCTTGATATACTCTTCCTGTGTTACGTGAGCTTTTTTGGCAGCCTCTTTAAGTTTTGCAACATCGGAATTCATGCGTGATTCGACTGCTGACAGTCTGACTGATAAGTCAGTTCCAGAAGACAGCCATTTATCAACTTCCTGCCTGTATTTGGCTTCTTCGTCGGCACGCTTTTGGGCGTAGTATTTTGTGAGAGCGGCCTTTTCTTTTTCGTAAGCTTCAAAAAGCACTTTGTTGTTTTCGTAGCCTGCACCCAAAGTTTCTTCCGCGTGTTTGGCAAGCTTTACAAGGGCAAGATTTTCTTCGTCATCAATTTTGGCGGAAACGCTGTTGATTTTGCTTTGCCATTCAGAGCCAAAGCTTGCAATCTTCTGACCTTCTGCAGAAAGAAGCTGATTGGCCTTCTGGGTCATTGCTTCAAGCCTGGTCTGAGTATTAGCCAAGGCTTCTTCCTGTTCCTTTAGTTCCTGAGCAGCTTTCTCTCGTTCTGGATTTGGTACAGGAACATCAAATTTTTTTACGAGCCACAAATATTTAACTTCCTTAGTTCCCATAGTTGTTTCCGGCATTTCTGCAAGTTTCTTTTTGGCTTCGTCAACTTTCTTCTGTGCTTCTGCTACAACAGACTTATAATTATTTACGGCAATCTGTGCTGCCTTTGCGGACATATTGTTCATATCTGATGTGTCTGTGAGTTCATCTTTTAGTTTTTTAGCTTCAAGGCGGGCTGTTGCCGTTGCGTCTGCGGCTTTCTGCTGGCTTGCGGCATAAGCAACAAAGCCTGCGGTTGCAATTGCAACTGTTGCTGTAACGGCTATTAAAGCAGGATTAGCAACCGATAAAGCAGCGTTTAATCCCATCTGAGCGGCATAAGCAGCCCACAACTTAGCAATAAGAGCTCCAATGGCAATGACAGCCTTAGTATTGATTATAACTACCAACGATGTTATTGCAGCGGCAAGCAATCCTTTAGAAAGAGGGCTTGCGTTTATTGCGTCTACAAGATTGGTGAATCCTTCCAGAACCTTTGCGATTACAGGAGCAAGCATCTGACCGAACGATGCTTTAAGTGCCTTAACGCTTTCGTCCAATCCTGCCTGTACTGCATCAACTCTCATTGCGGCTTTTTCAAGTGTGCCATAATACAGACCACCTTCCGAAGCTATTGCTTCAAGCGCAGAGTTGAAGTCCTGGAATGAAATCTTTCCTTTGCTGGCCATGTCAATTACTTTATTTGTGCTTACTCCCAGCTGAGTGGCAAGCGCATCAAGAATCTGTACGCCCTGATCAATGTACACATTCAATACTTCCATGTCGGCTTTTCCCTTAGCGGAAGCCTTGCTGAATGCATTGATGAATGACTGGAATCTTTGTGCATCGCCTTGGGCAATGTCACCAAATCGGGTGAGATATTCTGTTAATTCGCTGAGTGGTACTTTTGCGCCTATAAGAACTTTTGCTGCCTGAGAAGTCTGTTCAATGTCGAATGGAGTCCAGAAGTTGAATTCCTGAAGCTCATTGAAAAGTCCTGCTCCTGCTTCCATGTCATTAAGCATGATGCCAAAATCATCTTTTGCTTTCTGGAAAGAGTTGTTTACTGCAAGAGAACCGCTTACCAGAGAACCCACGGCACGGTCAACGGTAACGGCGGCAGCAACTACTGCAAGAGAGCCGATTTCGTTCCTAAGTTTAGCGATGACTCCCATAAAGCCTTGTTCCCGAGCTTCTATTCTGTCTGTCTGCTGTTCAAGATTTCTGTATTGGGCTACAAGGTTTTGAATTTCCTTAGATTCCGGGGCAAGTCCGCCTGAAACCAAATCCAGAATTGTAGCTTTAAGCTTTTGAGATGCGCCCCGCAAATCATTTGATGAACCACCAAAAAGTTTAAGGGATGTAGAAGCTCTTGCTGCTGCTTCCTGCAGTGACTTTATACTGGTGACAACAGCTTTTGAATCGCCGGTAAAACCTTTGGCTTTGTCCGATGCGTTTTTTACATCAAGCGCAAGATTCTTGATGTCCTGGCTTGCTTTAGCGGCGATTGCTGTAATCTGTAATTCAAGAGTTTTTTTGTCTGCCATAAAATTAATCCTTTGGGGTTAATTTTATTTTCCTTTGGAAAGTCAAAATGGACGGTAGGCAAAAAAAAGCCCCGAAACTGCGGAAGGAACACAGTTTCGGAGCAGACATATTAAGAAGCCAATATGCCAAAAAGCCTTAATTGGAATGCTTCTGCTTTTTCTCCAGCTGTTCATTTTCCCATGCAGTCTGTTCAGTCTTAATGATTGCAAGAACTGATGTAATTTCTGCGGGTTGGTCTGCCCAGCCACCTTCAAAAGGTAAGCATTTCAGTGTCTCGGTCAGGTAGTATAGTTCCATTGCCGACCAGAAATATTCGTCAAGATAGGTGTTAAAGTCTTTTCGTTTAATGAATATGTTTTTATTTTCTTCATCTAAAACTTTTGTGTCCCAAAGGACTTCGCCACGCCTATCTTTGTATTTGTGTTTATATATGCCTTCCTTGTATATGCGGAAGGCAATCTTCAGTTTTTTTCCGGCACCGTCTTGTTCATTACGCGGTTGAACTCAGCGACAATTTCGTCGATAAGCGGCGAGAATTCAACAGGCGCTTCAAAAAGTTCTGATGCGTTGCTGATTGTATTAACTGTGCCTTTGTCGTCTTCGTATTGGCAGTTATCGATGCGCTCAAGCATACCTCGAACAAGGGCAACATCGTTTGTCTTAAGAACAATGTCCATACCTTCAATGTTTCCGTTGATGTCAGCACGGGCTTTTGTTTCTGGACGACCTTTGATTTTCTCCTTCAGGTTATATGTTGGATTCTTGAAGTGGACAATAATCTGTTCTGAAGGGTCTGCATCTTTGTTGCCGTTGAATTCTGGGATGAATGTCAATGATTTTGTTACTTTGATGACCATTTTAAAACCTCTTAAGTTTGAATTAAGCAGTTGTAAAGAAATACTTAACAACCGCTTTTTAGATGTTTGTTACGCAGTAAGGGATGGAATATCCAGACTGTAGAATACAGGATCGTTGCCAGTAAGTCTCATGCTTGAATCGTAAGACTGAGCATTACCAGTAGAACCACCAAGGGTTATGTTATAAAGATATACCTGCCCAAAAACGAATGCTTCTGTTTCGCCTGGTACATCTGTCTTATTGACATAGCCCAAGAAATAAACAGGATCGTTACCGATTTCAGTTACAGTTATCGTTGTCTGACTTGTGCTGATTGAACGGCGGAAAGTCTTCATTGTTTTGGCAATCATGCCATCTGCCTGATCAGATACGCCAAGAGTCAAAATGGAATTGACAGTTCCTGTCGCATCTTTCTTGCCAAGACGATACTTTTTGAAGTTGTCCTTTAGTCGTGTCACATCAATTTCTGACTGTGTAATCTGGAACTGCCAGCCTGTACAGTCTGCAACATGTGTAAGGTCAAGCTTTTTAACCTTATCACCGGAAGCAAGAACTTCTGTTCCTACTGCTGGGAACAATTCGCCAACTTTAAGCAGTGATGGGAATACGGAACCAGTTGCAGCTTTGGCTGTAACGATATACATTCCATCGCCACCACTTGTTGCGCTTGTTCCTGCAACAAGAACATTAAGAGTCTTTGTTCCGTCTCCCTCGTATTCCTGTCCTAATTTAGCGGTGAAGAAAGCTCCGTCATCGCCTACGAGTGGTTTTTCTTCCATGTCTAGTTCTCCTCGTTTTCTGTTGTTTCATCTTCAGCTTTCGCTTTGGATGCCTTTTTTTCCGTTTTGGAAACTTTGTCTTCTGGCAACACTTTTGTGGTTTTGCCGTTTTCTGTTTTGTATTCTGTAGTTTCAATCATTTTGGCACCGTGATTGTTATTGTCCTTACATCTTCCACATCCTGAACATCTGTTGAATCTGGGTTCAGCACAAAGCTTTCGTCTTCTGACACTCTCTGTGTAATTCTTGTGTTTGGAATCTTACGGATAGCAGTCATAGAATTTTCACCCTCAACAATTTCTTCCAGCCTTAAGTTGCCCTGAATAAAATATTCGTCCAAAGCTTCGATTGCTTCGCACGCCTGTTCCAATCCAGTCATGCTTTCGGCTGTTCCGCTTACAGATAGTCTGAACCTAATTGTTCGGGTTCGTCCTGTTGCGGGGCAGGATGTGTCAATCCTAGTCTTGAGTAGACTAAGCTTGAAAACTACACCAGCTTCATCAACTGATGATGGAGTTACCACAACCTTTGTTTTGAATCTTGTGCCGTCGGATATACGCCTAAGCTGTTCCGCAAAAAGATTCATAACTTTGTAAGTTGTCATAGTTTGTAACACTCCCGTAAAATCGTCGATTTTTCGTCTTCTGTCAGGAAGAAGAATTCCCTTTTTGGAATAACCACAGATTTTTTAAGGTAGTAGGCAACATGCGGTTTTGCCTGTTTACTCTTTTTTCTGTAGACAATTGTCCGTCCCATTCTGTACACATAGAAGTCTTCACTTCGTAAGCCAGCAAGCACATCTTTCGGCTTTGCCCCGAACTTACGCTGGTAATACCTCATCCGTGGACCAGGAATGAACAACCATTCCTTTTTTGCGGTAATTGTTCCGCCATTGTTCTGTAATGGTGCATATATTTTGTTTGTACCAACAGAAACTGTATTCTCGCTTATGAGCTCACTTGTGATTGAATCTCGAAGTGAGCCTGTGTCTTGCAAGGGTTTGCCGTTTTTACCACCTCTGAACTGTTGCGTTACAGAACTTATTGGTTCAAGCTTTCCTTGAACTATATGCAATCGGATGTAATCCTCTGCCATGATTCCAGCCTTGGCTACAGAGGCGGTATCTTTCAGCTTGTTTGCAATCTCAACAAGTTCTTCATCCACTGTCAAAGGTCAAAACTCCTTCCTCTTGTAAGACGAGCCATTCGCGGGTTTTTACGCGGAACAACTACCTGCGCCGCAGGAGCCTGTTCAATCTTGTCCGAGTTGTCGGAATCAGGGAAAGAACCGAAGGCCGCAAGAAATGCGTTCTTCATTTGGGTTCGATATTCTCTTCCTGCTTCTTCGTGTCCTAGTGCCATGTGCAGTTCGTAGAGAGTCTGCATAAGGACTATTTCACGAATCGTGCTGTGATCAAGATTGAACTGTCTGTTCTTCCAGGCAAGCAGAGTGCCGATGTAGACCTGTGCGCGGGAAACGGCATCAAGCACAAACTGTTCGCTGTTGTCTGAAAGCTGACGATACAAGTTGCTCGAAAGTCTTTTTGAAACTTCTTCTGTTGTAATCTCAGTTCCAAACGGAGCGAAACTTGCCTGATTTGTTTTCTTTGCTGGTATGTCTACAATGCTGTACTCTGCCATTGGTTACTCCTACTGCAATACTATTGCTTCACAGATTGCGTTTACATCAGGAATTGGCATTGGTCTTGACTGACCGATGAGATTAATTCCTTCTGGATCGTCTTTGTGAACTTCGCGAATTGCGAATGGAAGAGCAGTAAAGCCTTCTTCAACAGAATCAAGAGCACAGTTGTAGAAACGGAATCCAGCATCTACACCGATAATCTTGATTTTCTTTGCAGCGACAGCTGGCACATTCTGTTTTGACGTGTAGTCGTAGTAACTTGCTGAAGTTACATACAATGTAACGCCACCGATTACAACAGAATCTTCCTTAACTTCGATAGGAAGTTTTGTGCTAGCGTTATTAACAAGGTCTGTGATTGCGGCAAAAACATCCCAGCCCATAAGCCCGATGAATTTTGTAGCGTTTGACTTTGCTTTAATCTTGGAAATCATCTTGCCGATGTCCTTGATTACTCCAGAAGCCTTTGTTCCGCTTGCATCCCATTTTGCAGACACTGTTTCTGTCTGGATATTTCCAAAATCAACAGTGTATTTCTCGATTGCTCCGTTTGCGTTGCGCAAATCGTAAGTAATCTTTCCGTCCAATGACTGGATAGACATTGCTTCTTTAGAAGCTCTTGTTGCCTGACGGAGCAAATCAGCCTTGTTGTTCAAGAACTGCTGCTGACCTACAACATCAAGATTACGAACATCGTTAAGCTTTGCGGCAGAAACGAAGTGAGATGGTGTAAGATTCTGTGGTTCAATGAAACGAAGTTTGTTTCCGTCCAATGGAAGGGCATAGCTTGACGAACCACGGCTTACAAGCGGAATATTCTTGATTGCCTGAGGCAAATCTTCATAACCGATTGTGCTGAATGGGTGGTTTACCTGAACGCTTTCAGGATAAATTAAGTCCATAATCTGAGTATGGAGAGGAGGCATCTTGTTGAGTTCTCCAACAAGTACCTTTGGATTCAAAAACTTGGCAAATGAATACTTCATTTTTTTTTACTCCTAGTAAATGCCATGGCGAGCAAGGAATTTAAGCTGCTCAGATGTTGCGGCAACGCCGTTTACCTTAGCAATTCCTTCGTGAATTGTTCCGTGGATAACAACATTTACGCCGTTATCTTCGTCTTTTCCGACTGTGTCATTTGCGACACCAACAAAGCCAGAACCTTTAACAGCTTTTGCTGTAACTGTCTTTGTGTCTGCT